ACAAGCGAGGTCGCAGCGCGCCGCTCGCGTGCCAGCAGCCGGGCGCGGAACAGATTAGCGGCTTCGATGATGGCGGGCGTGATGGGCATTAGCTCAGTTCATCCTCTATCAAGTCGTGTAGGCCGGTTAGGGAACATTCGCACTCCCACACTGGATAGGCATCATCCTTGTAGTAGGCAACCGTCTTTTTCATCAGCGTCCTGCAATCCGGGCAATAGGGAAACATCAACACGCCCTCATCTGCGTACTCACGGATAACCTTGTCAATGGCGGCGCGAACGTGCTTGGTGAGTGTTTCGCCAAATAGCGTTAGTTCCAGGCTTGCCATCACGTCACCTCCGCTCGCCTGTCGGCATAATGAGCCGCAAGCCGCTTGAGAAAATCCACCACCTGAGCATCGGTCGGTTCCTCGCCGTTTAGCACCAGTCGGTCGGGGTGGCACTCAAGATCGAGGCGATGCGCCGGGTCTTCCTGCGTCGGGTCCTCAAAACCCAACAGCACTTGCCCATAGATCACATCCATCACGTCACCTCTATCGGCGTCTGGCGGCCCAGGGTCTATAGCATACGTATACGGCGGAAGGCTATCAGCAGCAACAGGTCCAGGTATGAAGCTAAGGGCGCATGCCAAGCACACGACGCGTTCACTCAGCGTTGGCGCTTGGTAGCGCGGATCTCGATTGCCGCATCTCTGACAGACTACCACCACGTCATCTTCGGGCCATTCGCCAGTGACATAGTCCATCGTCCAGGCAATAGGCTCTTCCATCACGTCACCTCCGGCCTCGGCGCTAAGCATCCCCGGCAGCCCCCACGCTCCGCTGCGTTGCTCTGCCCGCAGTAGGCGCAATGCCAGAAGTCGGGCGCGTCGTCTTGCGCTTGCACTTGTGCCGCCCACCGGCGCTCCGTATCTGGACCAATGCCTACGCAATGCGTTCCAGCCTCGTAACCGATGAAGATATTGTCGCTGCCTGAGCAGGGGTTTTCCCAAGTGGTGGTGCCGATCCAGACGGATGGTTCCTCAATTGGCCGGGGCGGAAATCTCTTGATGACACTCATCACGTCACCCCCAGTGGAGCCTGGCAACCGTGGCACTTCTCACGGTCGGCGTTGTTCCTGCTTCCGCAGTACGGGCAGATGTGCGCTGTCTCCACATTGAACGTGATGTCAGCGGCGTCATATGTCGGCGGTCCGCGAAAGACGAGTGCCCCAGGCGGAATGCTCTCAGCCGCTGGGCCATACTCTACGTCGCTGCTGATGATCGCCTGACACGTACTCCCCATGTATCCGTCTGGGTCGTAGATTATCGCCATCACGCCCGCCGGTTCCAGGCCGCGTCGGCAAGGCAACCATCGCTCCACAGCGTTGTTCTTGCACCGCATTCAGTGCAGAATACGCGGTGATAGCCCGCAAACTTACCCCTGCGCTTTGTCTTGTGTTTTGCACGCCCCTTGCAGTGCCCGCAGCAGAACAGCCCGTCGCGGTGCCCACTTGCCGGCTTCTCGCACACGGGGCACAGCGGTTCTGTCTTGGGGGAGGGTCCTTTTCGCATCACGGCGATGCGGTAGAGGCCCAGATCTAGGTCATGGAGGCCGGCGCCCTCTAGTGTAACCGACTCCACAAGCTCTAAGTTCTTTGCCAGCCACCTATCCTTGCGGGCCGCCAGCACATCAAACAACGTCTTCGTCATCGCGTCGCTCCTTTCAAAAGCATACGATTAGAAACTGTAGTCTCTCTCTACTTCCTCGCCGCACGATGAGCATACAATCTTGATGTATACTTCACGGCGCACTTCCCACAAACACACCCTGAAATCACTAGAGCCACAGCCGCACACAATATTAGGCTCCTTAGGCAGCTTTCTGATGCGAACATCGCCAGAGACCCAGTCGTCTTCTATGCCTGTCCCCCACGGCCTGCGCGGCCCCTCCGGGTGCGTTTTGGTCATCACGCCTTGTCCGGACTCAACAGCAGTGGGTAATGGGTGATAGATAACGGGGCGGTCGCGTGGGTCAAATGGATATGTGCCACCGTCGTTCATCGTCTTGCTCCTTTCAAAAGCCTGCGACACCGTACATCTACATACTACACTAAATCAGCGCCCGTGTCAAACTACGCCGCCCTGCTCAAACTGCCTCAGCAGCACGCCGCCGATGTTGCTCTGTTCCTGTAGCTCCTCAGCGGATTGCGCCTTCATCATCGCTATTTCGTCTTGATCGTAGCCCATCTCCGCCCACAGCATCTCCCGCGTGACACCCAGCCCCTGCTTCAGCATCAGCGTCTCCAGCTCCACCTTCTCATCCCGCGTCTCCGACGGCTCCCATTGCGCCTCTACCGTCACGTCATCTGTAAACGTCGTCCCATGCGTCGCGGCTAGGTTACGGGTGATGGTAAACAGGTTCTCCCACCCGTTGCCGATGAGCGTCTTGTACGCCCGCACCTTTGCCAGTAGCGGCCCCTCCTGTTGCTTCAGCGTGCCCTCGGCCGCAATCTGCCCGGTGATCTGGAACCGTGCCGCCGGCGTGTCCGTCACCTGTGCTAGCTTCATGATGTACGAGTCCAGCGCCGCCAGCATTGGAATGAGGTCGGCCGGTGGGAGCACGTCGGTCGACGCATCGGCGCCGCCGTCGGGGCGCACGGCAACCCACGCGCCGGGCGTCATAGACAGGTAGTTCCCGCCGCCGTCCTCGGGCGCCTTGCCGTCTGTCGTAGCCATCCAATTGTATGTGAGCCGAATAGGGAACCCGCACGCATCCGCCGTGGCAATGATGTCGAGCGCCGTCTTGTTGATGAGATCCTGTAGCGGTATCGCGTCCCACAGCTCGAAGGCGCCGGGCTTGCGAATGGGCGCGATGGGGATGCCAAGGGGCTTGCCGCCTGCAACTCCGGCGGTTGTCCACGGGACGACAGCCTCACCATCGTCGTCGGCGAACGGTCGCCAACCACTGTCACGATAGCGCCCCTCAGTCACGGCGATGTACCGCTCAATACGGTTAGGGAAGTAGATGTTCATGCGCTCGCGAACCTTGTCCTGGTCCTTCTCATCGCGGTATGTCTCATACCACCGCTTGCTGATAGCCTCCAGCTCCTGGTTGGGATCGTTCTCGACATAGTGCGCCTTGCAGCCGAAACCGGTGCCACCGTCAAGCTCGCGGTCGGTGTACCGTGGATATGGCGTGAAGGTCGGCATGTCGTCCTCTTTAGGCCAATCCACGGCCACGAACGCCTCGACCTCATTCACCGCTTGCTGGTGCGTGCCGCGCTGTTTGGCGTCCATGCGGTTGTACTCCCAGACGTCCCAGCACCAGGCGGCATAGACTTCATCATCACTGAGGAAGCCAGACACGATCATCCGCTCCACGACAGCATCGACCACCGGCGCACAGTAGTTGATGGCAAAGCGCTCATTGGCGAGGTTGTAGCCGATGAACTCCTGCTGGCGCTTGCTCATCTTCGTGTTCTGCTCGCCTGCGTAGTAGTTGCGGGCCACGATGATGTTCTTCTGGCGGGTCTCTTCTTCCTCTGCCTGATATGCTGCATAGACCAGATCGAGATCAATCATTCATTCCCCCTGTTAGTACACAAATGATGGCCCACCTACCACTCCTAGCCGTGCGTGATTCGCCAGCGCCCGCGCGATCACCGTGTCATCGTGCAGCCCCTCGGGTGCGCTGTAGCTGCTGCGACCTGTCCTGGCGTTTACGGTGCGCTCATAGGCCTCAAGCTCCATCGTCGCCACCGTGTCATCCAGCCATTGCACTTCCTCACGCTCGAATGCCAGGGCCAGCGACTCAATCAGTGGCGGCTTGGATGATGCCGTCGTCATAAACGGACGCACCGGCAGACCATCGCGTTGTAGCTGCTCGATTATTGGCACGCCCATAGAGTTTTCCTCTGCGAGAATGTCATCAACGTACCACTTGTCGCATAGCGCCTTGAGCCTCCCACGCTGAAAAGCATAGTCAATCTTGTTGAACCTATCCAGCGCCAGCTCCTGCTGACAATTTGCGCATACCACGCTGATAGAAGTATAGTCCGCTTGTTTGGCCCAGTCAACTCCAGCCACAACACGATGTGCCCTGTGATGGCCGACCACAGGCGCCCGGTCTGCGTGTAGGCACGCCGCGATGTTGCGGAATACAGCGCCCTCGCCCTCCAGGAACTCGGCCATTATCTCTTGCTTGTAGCCGTCTTCTGTCAAGTCCTGGCTTATCTCTGCCAGCGTCACCGCGTCCAAGAAGGGGTTATCGTGGCTGGTGAAATGCCACGCCGCCCAGCGCCCGGTTGTGTCGGCTATTGCCTGCGCATACTTCTTGAAAAAGTGGTTCTTGCGCTTGGGTGTGCCGCCATAGACAATGACGCCGCCGCGGTCTAGGAGCATCGGCAGCACCACCTCATCAACGTCCGGTGACATTAGGCTATACTCATCCAACAGAATCAAGTTGCCCCAATCGCCCCTCAGGGTGTCCGCGTTGAACGCCGTCTTGCACCTGACACGCGGGGAGTTCTCATCGACGCCCGGTTCTTCGAGTATGCGCTTGGTTTCGCTCTTGACCAGTCGCCCCGCGGCAACGTCCTCTTGGTAGTAGTGCCGCACCGCATACCAGAAGCGGTCCGTCTGCTCTGCCGTTGGTCCGGCGTAGAGTACGCGGCAGCCGTGCTGCAAACCTCGCGAGGCCAGGATTGCCATGCCCGTGGTCTTGCCGCCACGTCTTCCGGCGACGATGACCTTGCGGATAGCGGTAGATTCAATCAGCCCGCTTTGCTTGTCATGTGGTTCCGGGCACGCCGGATGAATCTTCAGCCAGTCCTGCTTCACCATCCTGTCGATCTCTGCGCGCTCTTGCGGCGTCAAAAATGGCATCAATGCCTGCCGCTCGCTCGGCCTCGGTAAGCTCAACAT